CAGTGATATTGTGTCTGAAGCGAAAGCAAACTTAGAGCAGTCTGGCAATCAGACATACGATCCGCCTGCGGAAGAAATGAGTAGTCAAGAAGAAGAAGAAGATTACACACCAACATACGAGGATACAGAAGCTTCTTATGGACAAAGTAATATTGGTGAATATATTCGCAGTTTGTTTGAGTAGAAAGGAGGTGTCTTAAATAGGCAGAAAAGAGACAATAGCACAGTTTATGTATAACATAGGCAACAAAGAGTCTGGCATGGACTACACACTGCCTAATTCAAGTGGTTCAGGTGCTTCAGGTGCATATCAGTTCATGCAGGGTACTTGGGATGCCTATGCCGCAAAAGTAGCCCCTGAGTATGTTGGGGTAGCTCCGATGAACGCTCCTGCTGAAGTTCAGGATGCAGTCATGTATGAAAAGACCTCTGAGATGTACGACCGCTATGGTGGTAATATTCAGTTGATGGCTCTGGAACACTATGGAGGCATGGGAGCCGCTGACAAGGCCATGAGAACGGGACACATACCAGAAAATGCTGAATGGAGCAATGGAGACGAGTATCCTTCTCAGGCTTCCTATGTAAGAGAAATTGCTGAAAGTATGGGTCAGGCAGTACCTACGTTTGGTGGTATGGCTAACGCTGTAGCAAGAAGTGGAGTACACACTACAGGAAATCCTGCCTTTAATGTCATTCTTGATGAAACTCCTCTGGAAATAGCTAGAATGAACAATAGACCTTTCTGGGATAAACTGGAAGACTCGTTCAAGAACATGTGGTACGAAAATGGTACGATTGCGGCTATGCGTGTCGGGTTAACCAAAATGAACTCTAACCCCTACTACAGCACATGGAAAGCTACAGACGAAGACATAAAGCTCCTAGACGAAGTCTTAGGGGACAACAAGGTAGCAAAGGATTCCGTACTGTTAAATGCTGAAAACCCTGAGCAGTTCAAGGCACTTCTGAAGATGAAGAAAGAAGACATAGAGCGAGAGAAGAGGGCAGAACAGACTAACTTCGGTCTTCACTCGGTTATTGGTGGAGCCTTGGGGATGCTGTTAGACCCTCTGAACCTCATTCCCTTTGTTGGTGAGGAAGCCTTTTTAGTAAAGGTGGGAGCAAGGTTAGGGGCTAAATCTCTTGTGTCTTTAGGTTCTAAACGTATCATGAAGGTTGCTGAGTCCGCCGCTGTACAAGGGGCTTTGAATATGGCCGACAGTGGACTGGCAGAACGCTATGGAATCCATGAGGCCAACTATGCAGTAGCAGGTGTCTTAGGTACAGCAGGTGGGGCGGGTGTCCGCTTCCTCCGTACCATGAGGGAACTGAAGGTTCCTATGAATGGTGAACACATGCAACGGTTACTTTATCAATCCGAACGGATGCAGGATCAGGCCGTGCAGGGTGCTTTGGATATTGCAGACAAAAGAGCGGTACAGACACATAGCCTATTAAACACTACGGAGGCTTCTATAGAGAAACAGCTCGATGACTTCTTAGGTGGTACTCCTACTTTGTCTAAAAAGGAAAGTAAGGCATTAGGCAAATCTCTTGGCAAACTACTTCCTGAAGAAGATGTAGAGAAAGTAGTAGGGAAGAAAGCCTCGAAGCTCCTGAGAGATGCAGGGTTATCTGGAGACGCTACCGTCACTGACTTATTGCGGAAAGCAGGTAGTAGTCCCTCTTTTGGTGCTAAGGTACGCAAGGCCATTGAAAAGTATCGAAAGACTCCAATGTCTGATAGCACATGGAACGCTTATCTCACTAGCAAGGGAGTAAATCCTGAAGCTGGGGTAAATCGTGTGAAGCTGGCAGAAGAAGCCTTGCAAGATGATAAGAAGGCCAGTGCCTTGCAGGATTGGATTAAGAAGACAAAGGGTGAAGACGTTCCTATTGATGACTTACGAGTTGGGTTGAAACAAATCTTGTATCGTGAGTCTGGCGTAGGGTATACGAAAAATGAAGATGCCCTTATTATCAATGGTACAGTTGTCAGAGAGAATAGCCCTGTATATGACGCCATTGTACATCCTGAAATCTATGACCCTGTAAGTGTTCCTATGTCCATGCCTCGTACAGAAGAGCGTGTTGTCTCAGAACGCTATACACCTCCTAAGAAAGACACACAGCCTACCGTGTCTACAGCTGAACAGGAAGCCTTCACTAATGATGTTGAGATGGGTTCAAAGACACTGAGAGAAGTAGAAGACGAAAATCAACGAGGGTTCAAGAGTCGTGTTATGCGCTATATTGGCAGAAAGATGGAAGACTCTAAGTACCTCGGCGATACTTACGGACATTTCACCAACTCTGTGTCTAATCATCTGAGAGACTTTGGCCGTAAGATGCTTGGCGATCCTAGACAAAGTGCTGAACGTCATGCTCAAGGTATTTCTTTGGACTTCTCTACTCGCAAGAGTGTTATGCAGAGACAGCTCAGAGAGTATATTGGTGGAATGAGACAATGCTACAGAGACTACTTTGCTCAACATGCAGGTATGCCCTCTAAAGTACGCAGACAGTTTGGCAGGGAGTTCATTCAGGCTTACGACCAGAAAGTGAAGTATGGTAGGAGCATTGAGGGATTCCCGAAGGAGATTCAGGAAGCTGTTAGACAGGCTGAGAATTTCCGTAAGATGGAACAGGAGTTCTTGCGTAGAACAGGGGCTTTGACACGGGATATTCCTGATACTGGTTTTTATCGTAGAGCAGATGTAGACAAAGTAGCTGAGTTCCTTACGAACTTTGATTCTGAACAGGATGCTATTGATTGGCTTGCTAATTATGCCAGTAAGAATGCTGATAGAGATGCTCTGGAACGGATGCGTGTTATTGAAGAGCCTGACATGGAACTCAGTGAGTACGTAGACAGAGAAGCTCGTAACTGGGCCTTTGGTATCATTGACCGTAATTTGTCTAATGCAAAGGTTACTCTGCGTGACCTGAATCACATGGACAAGTTAGAGCAGTATCAAAGACGGTTCCCTATGGACACTTCTGCACTGTCTGACAAAACAATGCCTAACGGTGAATACTTCTCCTTTGATGAGTGTTTGAGAGACTACGATGTCTTCTCCACCATGGAACAGGTAGCAAACCGCAGTTCGGCTAAGGCTACCCTAGCTTCCCTTGGTGTCAAGGATATGGGGGCGTTCTTTGATGATTACAGAGACAAAATAGAACGAGAACTCCGTAAGGCTAACGAGACACGTAGGCTGATTAAACATAGCACTGTGTCTGATTCACTGGAAGAGTTCGACTATGTTGTTTCACAGCTTACTGGGTATCGTTATGGTACGAAGCGTTCTCAAGACCCTATGAATGGTGTCGTTCGCTTGCTAACTAAGATGTCCTATGCAATGAATGGTTCCAATATGGGCCTGAATCAGATAGGCGAAAACTTTGGGATGATGTCGGTTACTGGGATGAGAGCCATAGGCAATATGATTCCTGGGTTAGACAAAATTCTCCATGGGATGCGTACTACTACGTTGTCGCATGATGAACTGAAGAAACTCAGGATTGCCGCTGACTACTCGCAGTATAACTTCTTGAATCCTATGGATTTGTCTACTCCGAAGTATGATCGTATTGGACTTCGTGCAAAGGTCATGGGGAAACTGAATACGACTGTAGACTATGCCGCTGACATTACTTCTATGCTAAACCAGCTGAGTGCATGGACAGAAAGAGCCATTAGTATGGGGGAAGCGGATGTTATGTCTGACCTTATCGACTGGGCTGTATTAGGACGAAAGGGACACCTGTTCAACGAAAACGCCTTTAAGAATGTAGGGGTGCGAGACACAGGTAAGTTCAAGGATACCATCAACAAATACTTTGGGAATCTTGACCATAACGACCCTGACGCTGTGTTCAAGGCCATCCAGAAGATGCAGGAGGAAGACTACACCTCTTATGTCTCCATGAGGGCCTTTACAGCACAGGCGGTTCAGCGGGTTATTATTCAGCCTAATTTGTCTAATGCTAACTACTTCACGAAGACGGGACTGTTCCCAATGCTCTTTCAGTTCAAGAACTTCTCTCGTATGGCTATTAATAGTCATCTTGCGAGAGCCTTGGAACGACCAGACAAAGAAGCAATGACACAGCTGTTAAGTACTGCTGTTGCGGGGGCTGGTATTTGGGCCTTGCGTACTCAGGTGTATGCGAACTGGAAATACAAAGATGAGGCTGAACGAAAGAAGTTCCTTGACGACACACTGACCCCTGACAACTTTGCTCGTGCGGGTATCACTAGGTCTTCTCTGTTGGCTGGGTTATCCTTTGGGAATGACCTGTACGAAGCTGTGTCTGGTGCGCCTACGGTACGTACGACTGTAAACCGACAAGGTGGTTCTTCACAGGGGCTTGGTAGTTACATAGATCAGCTTCCTGCTGTGGCCACTCTGAATACCGTGAAAGACGGTGTTGGTAGTGCGTGGAGTGCCTTGAATGACCTTGTAGTAGACAATCGGGTATATCAGGATGATAGTAAGACGATTGCAAACATGTTCCCTCTGGATAAATTTATAGGTACACAAGCAGTTTTGTCTGGTCTCCTTGATATGCATAAGGGACAAATCAGTCAGGATAGCTTCTCGAAACGCCCTGAGACAAAACCTTCACGCAATCCGATTCAGATGCTTCAAAAGGTAGTGACAGGGACGAATGATGTAGAGGAAGCTAAGGAGAAGCAGAAGGCACGTAACAGTAAGAAAAAGCAGGAACAACGTAAATATTTAAATATGAATGGAGGTAAATGGTGAATAGTGTGGATTTAAAAGCGAGCGTTTCCTTTGTGGGAGATGGCTCTACGAATAAATTTTACTTTGGGTTCGATTATATCAATAAGCAGTTCGTGAAGGTTCAAATAGGTAATGAGGGGCAATCCCTCACCTATCCTTCCGATTATACTGTGGATGATCGTAGCGTTATCCTAACGGATACTCCTGCTGTGGGGGTAGCTATCAGGGTATACCGTGAAACCCCTTCAGACAGGATTGTTGAGTGGGCAGATGGGGCTTTTATTAAGGCGTCTCAGATGGCACTGGAAAATTTACAGCAGTTACATTTGATTGAAGAGGCACAGGATTGTAATATTCTTAATTCTTTGTATAAATATCCCGATGGCGATAATTTTAATGCTTTGGGTTCTCGCATTATCGGTGTAAGTGACCCTAAAGACCCCCAAGATGTCGTAACGAAACACTACATGGAGAGTGTGCAAGATGGCTTTGTAGCTCGTAACACTTCCTTATTGGAACAGGCAACTACACAAGCGACCAATGCCAAAAATAGTGTCAGTGCCGCCGCCGAAAGTGAAAATCTGGCAAAAAAATGGGAGGAGGATGCGAAAAAGAGCGCAAATGATGTAAAAAAAATAATGACTGATTTACAACATGATGATTTTTTTGAAATAGATGTGAGTGGGGGACTAATGCCAACAGAATACCCAACATATAGTGCACAATTTGAATTAGATAACCATAACGATATTCAACCAAAGGAGCTGATTTAAATGGCAACAAGAAATATTGTACCCAGAAATGATGGGGAAGGGAATTTAGGGACAACAACAAAAAAATGGAACGGAATATATACAAATACCTTAAATGGTAGAAATGTAGATAATGATGGGAAAAAGTTAGATGAAACCAGAGAGGGTCTTACTGAAGTGGAAAATGGTGTATCCGCCATTAAAGTTACAGTAACGTCTATGAATAGCACTATCATTAATAACACTGATGCCATCAATAGCTTAAAAGCCTCAGTAGGAAGTCCATTAACTGCAAAAACTGTTGCTGAAATGCATGATAAAAATAAAATCTATGTGTATACAGGCACAGAATCTGGGTATATCGCAGGGAATTGGTATTATAACAATGGGGCTACTTGGGTATCGGGTGGTGTCTATAATAGCACTGCTTTTGAGACGGATAAAAGCCTTACTCTTGCTAACCAAGCGGCAGATGCCCAAATTACAGGTGATTATCTGCGATTGCTTCATAATAATATGAACAAAGTAAAAGGTGATTATTTTAGAACAGGGGGTGGAATGGTAACAAATAATCGCATTGTAAGCAAACCTATTTATGCCCCTAAAGGAACTATTATTCGTCTTCTTTCATCTAAATACTATTATGATATTGGAAACGGATGGACGCAAACAGACATGGTAATTGATGAAACTAGAGAAATCACAATCACGGTTTGTAAAGCTCCAATAGATGCCCCCACACCAGACATGGCTTTTGGGTATGTTGATGAAATTGAAGATATTGTCCTTTGTTTAGTTCCTGAAAATGAACCTAGTGCGGCAGATGAAGCAATCAAGGCACTTAGTAAAAAGATGAACAAAGTAAAAGGTGACCATTTCAAGACAGTGTATGGAGATAAACAAATTGTGAGTAAACCAATTTGTGCTACTAAAGGAACTATTATTCATCTTCTTTCATCTAAATACTATTATGATATTGGAAACGGATGGACACAAGAAGACACAGTAATTGATGAAAACAGAGAAATCACAATCACTGTTCATAAAGGAAGCCTAAATGGTACAACGAGAGGTATGGTTTTCGAGTCTATTGATGAAATTGAAGATAGTGTCCTTTGTTTAGTTCCTGAAAATGAACCCAAGGAAAATAAAGATCTTGTAAGACAAGCAACATATTCATCAGATAATAATTATGGAGAAACCCTTTCAACGCCTGTATTTTCACTCCTTCACTTCTCTGATTTACACGGAGATGTAGATGCGTTAAATCGCATTGTAAACAAAAGTTCAGAATACCCGGTAGATGATATGATTTGCACAGGGGATATGGTAGTAGATAACTCATCTGAAAGCATAAAAAGCTGGTGGGAGCCAACAGTCCTTACTTGCATGGGGAATCACGATTGTGCTGTTCGTACTGATCACGATGGAACTATAAGTTATGATTGGAATAACTTGACCATGCATGAACGGGATAATGCCTATATTTCTCCGTTTGAAGCACAGTGGGGAAACATAGTACATGAAAATGGTACATCTTACTACTACAAAGACTATCCGACTAAAAAAGTACGATTAGTAGTTGTGGACATTATGCTTTATTTAAGTAGAGCTGGGAGTACATTGCGTGAGACAGAAAGTTCTGCTCAGACACTGTGGCTTGAAGATACCTTGCAATCTGCTATTGATTCTGGGTATCATGTAGTAATTGCGACTCACTATCCGTTGCGTGGTGCAAAAATAAAAGATTGCTCGTTTAGTCCGTATAACAGCGATGGAAAATTGTTTGAAGGAGACGCATTTACTACGATTTTACATGAAACAGTAGATAAATATATCCAAAAAGGATTACATTTTGTTTGCTACCTAAGTGGGCATAATCATAAAGATGCTGTTGTATATGTAGATAAAACAACTCAGCAAATACAGGTTTTAATCGCTTGCGCACACACTAGAAATCGTGGCTTGTGGAGCTATGGAGATCAGTATAGAGGGCCAGATGATGATGCTATTAACATAGTATGTGTTGATACATATCATAATCTCTTAAAGCTTGTCCGCATAAGTGGTGCAAATATCGACGAATATATGCGTCCACGAAAAGCTATTTGCATAAACTATACAACTGGAGAAGTAGTGAGTGAAGTGAAATAAAGTATCTAAAATTTGATAGAAAGGTGATAGAGGAATGAAAGGTTATATTTATAGAATGATTGATTTACGAAATTCCCTAGACAAAGAATGGGATAAATTAACGGATATTGTAAAAAAGGAATTTGTAAGTATTGATGACAATGGTAACTGTGTGGGAAAGAAGGTGCCTGAATAATGGAACGAAATATCATATCTAAGAAAGAAATAGAAGAATATTGTAGTATGCAAAAGCATTGTTTTCAATGCTCGGCATATATAGCATATAATGAATGTCCATTTGTGTTAAGGGAAAAGGAGCTAAAGAAGCAAAAGAGAAAGGATGTGCTGTATAAGCTATTGCACAGATATGTAAATAAACATAAAGTAGCTAAGTTACTATCAGATATTTTAAGGCGAAAGGGAGCATAGAAAGTGAAAGATTATATTTATCGTATGATGGATGAACGAAAAGAGTTAGTAAAGAAGTGGGAGAAACTGCTAGGATTCTTTAATAAAAATAGGCATAATCTCGATGATACGGAACGCTACTTGCTAGAGAAACAGGATCAGTTAATGTCACAGTACATTTTTATTCTTGATGCTCGCATTTCCCATGCCATCTTAAAGGAACAAAAGGA